ACAAATATAGTCATAAAACCTCAATCACAAACGCTCTAATAATATTCTCAGATATTTAGGTCCGACGTCTGCGGCTGTTGTGCCGCGAAATTGAAAATTAACTATGTAATCATGTCCATTAATTCGCGCCTTTACTTTGATATTGGCATATTTACGGACACCCTTCTCAGGATACACATATGAATCATCACTCAAACTAGAAACAGAAACTTTGTTTGTTTTCCCGACTTCAGAAACCATAACATCGTTATCTTTCTTTTTATGGATTAGAATAACTTCTGTTCCGATTGCTTGAGCAAGAATTGCTTCAAGATTATCTTTGACTTGATTATAGTTTGGTTTCTTGGTAACACAAGCAAACTGTTTACCAAACCCGCCCATCTTCTGTCCATTAAAACCAAAATATGTATTGATTGGAATTTTGGTTCTACCCTCAGCAAAATATTTAACGATGCCTGCAGATAAAGTATAGTATGTCGCTGACATTTTTAGAGAAAGATACATTAGTTTGTTATCTTTCTTGAGTGTTAAATCTGTTAATGTTTTACCAGTGGAGTTAGATATGAGAATCTTATTTCCTGTAAACACCAATTGTCGTTTTTGGTTTTTAGATCCTTCAGAAACAACTTCATATTTGGTTCTACGATTAAACTTCAATACCTTTTCCATTTCCTTAAGAACATCAGGGTGTTTCAATTTATTATAATCAACACCATTTAGATAGTTCTTAATATCTATCATCAATTCTGCTTCAAACTTAACACCACCTGCACCTTTTTGAATCACAGGTTTAAATATAATGTCACCACCACCTGGAACTTCTAAAACATCTAAAGAAGATGATTTTGCTTTCTTGAATACGGACTTGAAGGCAATCTTCTTCTTTTTAAAATATTGTTCTATCTTCGCTTTCGTTGTATTTCTGTCTTTCGTTTTAACAATAATGTCCTTCCCCCTTTGCTCTACAATAGCAGTGGGCTCAGCCGCTTTTATTTCTTTTAGTAAAAGGCTCATTATTTTTGTAAACTTTCTTTAGAAATTTTTTCCAAGTTTTTTCGTCGTGACCACGAAAGTGTTTTCTGTACATAAAGACGGCTTCGCATTCTCTCCAGCCAATCTTATGCGCTTTTCGTAATTTATTTATATCCAGTTTCTCAGCCTGTGTTTCGTATGCATGAGCGTCCAACTCATCAGGATTCCCATAATACATAGCCTTCATCTTGTTCTGTTTGGAATTGGGTTTGTATTCTTTCTGTAAAAGTAGTGGGCGCTGTTTCTGTTGATGCTTATGGCGATACTCATGATGAATTGCACGAATAATCTTTACAGCAAGATTGCGCGCACCTTTCTCAGTCATCACGGCTTTCTTAGAATCTTCAGGAAAGTTTAAGCAAATGTAGATGTGCTCAGGGATTATATCTGAAATTCTCATACAATAATGACCGTTCACAATTACATTGTGATCAGGATAGTAGTCATCATCAAATCGTTCAGAAGAAAAGCAAACAATGTATGGTTTGAATGCTTTATTCAGTTGACGAATCATAGAAGGAATATGTTTCTCTCCGACCCAATTTTCGGCAAGAGCATAAACCTTCTTTTCTATTTTCTTGAGTTGCATTACACTTTCAGATTCTTGAATTTGTCTGCACTTCGACCACGATCAAAGACTGGCTTTGAATCATTTTCTTGCATCACAGCATCTTGGGCTTTCTGTTCAAGATCGTATAGTTTCATCTTTGCGCGATCAACTCCAATTGTGAACCTTTTATGAAGATTCGGATCGTTATAACGATTCTTCAACTGCTTCACAAGCAACTGATTCAATTGCTGCAGTTCTTCAGTACTAACAAGAGCGAACATAAAGTCAGCAGTAGCAGGGAGACCAAAACTCTCCGAAGTGTCTTCCAGCCCAGGATCAGAGTTACTAAATCCTGAGCGAGTTGTCTGAGTAGCTGAAACAATAGGTACGTTGTTCTCAACCGCGAGTCCACGAAGTTCCTCAGCGATCGCTTTGATATAGGTATACGAATTGACATTCGCACCTGCCTTGATTCTAGCCGACGCACAAATATTTAGATAGTCAATGAAAATTATATCTGGACGAAAGTTCTTCTTCAGTGCAAGATCGTTAATCAATGCGCGGAAGTGAGCAGGATTCGCAGAAGCAGTTGGATATTCCTTGATGATCAACTTACCTTTAACGGAAGTCTTGAGTTTACCCATGCGCTTTTCATACATGTCTTTCGGCATGTTCATTAGATCATCAAGAGAGACGTTGAGAAGATTCGCGTCAATACGTTCGGCGATCTTTTCCTCAGCCATTTCTAGAGTAATGTATAGAACATTGTAGTTTTGAACCAAGCAACTAGCAGCCACATGGCACATAAACAGAGACTTGCCGACGCCAGTACCTGCAAGAGCAATGTTAAGGGTCTTTTGCGGCAATCCTCCTTTAGTGATCTTGTTGAAATACTCAAGATCGAAGGGGATTCTTTTTTCGATGCGATGATAGAAATCATACCGATCAGCGTAATTATCCAAAAAGTCGTGACCAATATGAGGATCGAAACTAACCCCCAGAGCATCAGACAAAAGAGTAGGAATGCTTCCTTTGCCCCTCGCTTGATCTTTGCCATCAAGTATCTGAATGCTGTCCATGATAGCATTATAGATTGCTTTTTCTTGGCAAAACTTTTCTGTAGCGTCAAGAAGCCACTCGAGTTTTTGCTCTGATTTGTCATTCGAGATTTCCTTTAGAAGTTCGAGTGACTTATTTAACTCAACTTCAGTGAGTTTGGTAGACTCTTTTAAAGAGATCTCCAGTGCTGCATTTGGGGGCAGACTATTATACTTTAGGATGAACTCCTTTATTTCCTCGAATACTTTTCTTTCGTGACTTTCGGTTAGATACTCTTTCTTCAGAAAGGGCAGAGTCTTCCTCATGAAAGACTCGTTCCGCATCAGATTCGACAAGATCAGTGTTTCTGTTTTCATTTCCTTCCTTCATCGCATTGTCAATTGCACTCAGAAGTATACTACGCATCACGTTAGAAGTAAATCGTTGAAACGATTTGCTCTTGGTGTCTACGTTGTTTACATTCGAGATGATATCATAATCAAAATTCATCAAACCTTCATCAGTAACTTTGACGTCGGTGAACTCAACAATCACACCATCATATTTGCCCAAGAATTTGACAGCAAAACTTCCAGGTGGACCATTAAGGTCCACGAAGAAGGTGTATTGCTTTTCAACTTTGAAAAATTTCTTGACGTACCAAAATTCTGCTTTAGCAATTAGATCCTCAAACATCATCATCCTCGTCTACTTCAGATGAAAGATTACCAGCAACAGCAGAACTGAACTGATAATTCTTACGAATCCATTCTTTAAATCCATCATCGCCAAGAATACTATCCCAGAATTCAGGACATTCAGTATCAGCCAAACGCCACTTCTTGGCTTCAACCTCGCCAGTAGCAGTATTCACTTTTGCATACCAGCCTACATTTGGCTTCGTAACATGACCAGACTCAAGTGCCATGTCAAGTAAACCACTGTAACGAGAAATACCACCATCGAAGCGAACAGTGACTGGGATACGAGCCTTTTCTCTGACATAACGAGACTTCTCAACATTGATAATAAAGTTATAGCCAATCAAATCAGTACCTTCTTTTTCTTGCTGACGACCAAGGATGTAAATGTTATCAGCAGAATAATAGGAACCTGTTCCGCCACCGACAATATCCTTGGGATACAAACCTATTTCTTTATAGGTGTGATTTACAACCACCATCGGAATGTCCTTCAGTGTAAGGTGTGGTGTCACCATACGGAACAGGGATTTAATTTGCTTTGCGCGGCTCATGTCAGCGACTGACTTGCCATCCAACGCATCCTCAACTTCTTTCTTCGAAGCCAAGTTACCAATTGAGTCAATGACGATCATTACACGCTCGCCACGCTCAATCTGAGTCAACTGTTGCATAATATCAAACTTCAATTGTTCAACGTCCGTGATTGGAGTATGAACAACGCGATCGGTATCAATACCAAACGAAGTGAAATAGTTTTGTGGAGTACCAAACTCTGAGTCATAGAACAAAACAACAGAATCAGGATACTTGTCTTGATATGCCTTTGCCATCAAGAGACTGAATGCAGTCTTGAAGTGCTTCGATGGACCAGCCCACATCGTAAGTCCAGGAGTAAAACCACCATCAAGATCGCCAGAGAATGCGACGTTCACCACAGGAATCTTGGTTTGTACCATATCCTTGGCGGCAAAGAACTTGGACTTTGCAAGAATGGCAGTATCTTTAATCGTCGTGTTTTTCTTTAACTTTTCGAGTAGACTCATTTTTGTTCACCTTATCAGTATGAGAAATTCCAAAATCATCGCGCATCATGAAGTTGTAGATGCCCTTTGCATCACTATTATACCCCACTTCTTTCGATTTAGCAACCTTTTTCTTTTTGCTTTGTATCGTGTCAACTTTTTCTATGACATAGTTGGGTTTCTTGGGTTTCAGTTCAACTGGCTTTGGCTCAGGAGAACGTTTGTTGTTCATTTGATTATTATAACTTATATTTGCCGCAATTAAAAGCAAAACAGCCAATGGATCGAATACAAGAACAATCAGAATAATTACAAATCTAACTGCACTATCGAAATAATTTGCTGCTTGTTCTTTTCCATAAATCAATTCGGCAATGTACTTTAATGGACCGACCTTTGCTTCAGACTCGATGTTAGAGCGGCGGAGTGGTACGAGTTGAGTGTTGAGTTCAGAGATTCGAGCATCTGAATTTTCAATTGCAGCATTCAATGAGACTCGTTCTGCCTTCTGTTGATTTCGAATTCTTGCGCCATCTAAAAAAGATTTATCAACAACCGAGTCTAAAGAACTGAGTGATCTCTGAGCATTGTCGATTCTTCTTTGCTCACTCGCAATTTGTTGTTCTAGTCTAGCAATTTCTAAAGAGTTATCAGCAACTCCAATCGATGACTCAAGATGAACCTTTGACAAATAACCAAACGTTCCAAGAGAGGTGATAAACATTAGAATGATTATGGCAAATACAAAGTACCCTTTAATGATCTTGGGCGCGATACTCCAGTTACGATAAAGCCACGAGGCTGCAACCAGTTTAGCGAATTCTAAGGAACCGCCCATCAAAACAATGGGAAGCATTGCACCTGGAAAGATGGCAATCAATCCGATTATTGAATAATATCCAGCCGTTGCTGAAAGCAACAGCCCTGCGAGTAATGTGAGATAGAGCATTTAGTTTACTTCTAGATTGAGCAACTCATATCTTCCAAACACATCATTAAAGATCTTTCGCTCATACTCTATCTGAGGATTTTCGTTGCTGACTGTTGATGACATTTTGGTACAAACCAAACCTTCTTCAATTGTGTAATTAATTTTCTTATGCTTTAAATTCATCAAGAAAATAAACAAGTCACCGAAATAAATTTTAAATTCTTCTGGAATTGTATAGTAACTTTGTTTATGTAGAAACATTGCACTCCCATAAGAGAAATGTGGCATTCCAGAAGTCCGTGTGTTATTTAACACATCTACTGGCTCAAATTCCACGACAGAACCGATGCCCATGGAACACATCTGATCGAATGTTTCAAAAGAGTATCCGCAATAACTCAATTCTGAAAATCCAAGTATCCCCTTATCAGGAGAAAGTTTCCATATGATCTGTGTTAGGCAATTGGGATTTATGAGACAATCATCATTCAGGATGAATAATCCATCATGTTTAGAGACACTCACACCAAGATTCCAAGCAGGATTCACATAAATGTTTTCCTTTTGCGGTAGGTAAACTATCTTCTTTAGATCTAGAATGCTGTGATCAGTCTGTGATATGTCATTGTCAATGACAATAATCTCTCCAATTAAAGGATGTTTATTCAATAAAGGAAACATCTTTTTATAGTGTGGCGCACGCCACATTGTTGGAACTATTACAGAGATCATGATTGATTATCCGTTATCATGTCTTTCATCATCGATGACATCATCGCGTCAATTGGATTATTACTTTCAAATAGTTTTTTATCATTTTCAACAATTTCGTTAAAGAGTTTTGTTGTGCTCTTCATTTTAGTTGCAACAGCACACCCATCTACTTTATAATTTTGTCGCCCATTCAATACGTTTTGATCAAACAAATGCGTATCACCATAATAGATTTTATATTCTTCAGGAATTTTAAAGTATGCGTTTTTATGCATAAACAAACAAATTCCAAATCTATAATGCATGAACGTACACGGCGTCACTCGCATCAATTCCCACGGAGCCAATTGACTTGATATAAAATTTAAATCATCGCTTTTTTCAGAAATTGTTTCTAGAGAAAATCCAATCATACCATTGTCAGGTTTACATTTATCATAAACCATCTCTAAACATTTAATATCAAATAGAACATCATCGCTGTACAAACATATGCTATCGCATGATGAGACTTCAACACCAAGATTCCATGCAGGGTTGACGTAGATGTTTTCCTTTTGAGGAAGATATTTAATCTTCTCGAGTGAAAGAATTTCCTTATCGACATTATCTGGGTTGTTGTCGATAATTATAATCTCACCCACTAACTCGTGAGCAGATAAGATCGGGAGCATCTTTTTATAGAATTCGCCCTTCCATAAAGTGGGCATTACAATACTAATCATCTGATTTTACTTTTAAATTGTTCAATGTGTTGAAGATAATTTTCTCTATTTTCTTTTGTAAAGTCACCATAAGAGGTGTCTACTTTTTTACAATTCGTGGTGACTCCCCACTGGCTATAGAAAAAGCACTTGTTGATATAGTAATTTTTTCTCCCAAGTATTCGTTGACATTCGTATGTCCAAACGTCTCCACCGCTAATCAAAAAATCTTCTGGTATCGGGACATAATTGTCTTTATGAATGAAGAATA